GTTCGGCGCGGTGGCGAACACCAGCCCGGTCGGTGGCAGGCAGATTGCCAACGATGCCGCCGCGACGCTGCCGCAGAATACCGGCAGCAACGAAGACCAGATTGCGTTCGGTATTTGGGACGCCGCCACGGCGGGCAACCTGCACGCCATCGGTTTCCTCGACGCTGATCCCCCGATTGTCGGGGTGGGCAACGTGGACGACACCATTGACGCCTACGCGCACGGTCTCTCGACCGACCAGCGGGTGTTTGTGCTGGCGGCACCGGGAGCGCTGTTGCCCGCCGGGTTGGCGGAAAACACCGCCTACTTCGTGCTGGCCTCCGGGCTGACGGCGGATGTGTTCAAGCTGTCAACCTCCTCGGGCGGTGCGGCGGCGAACATCACCGCAGGCGGGGCCTCGCTGTTCATGCCCTACACGGCGGTCACGGTGGCAACGAACGCCACGCCGGAGTTCGCTATCGGCGCGTTGGTCATTCAGATTTAACGTGTCGCGCCTCAAGTTTCGCTCCCGTCCCCGGCGTGTTGGGTCGGCAAAAGCCCCTAGCGGCTGGGGGCGGGGGCGGGGGGCGCTCACAATGGCGGGCGGGGGAGGCTCAGTGGGACCGGGGGCCAACGAGCCGGGCGGGTTCGCGTCGTTTGTCGCCACCGAGTTTGATTTTGTCCCGCCCGTTTCGCCAAGCACCCAAAACAACTGGAGTCAGGTTGGCGCAACAGGTACCCTTGATCCCGCGAACGCCACGGTGGAAACCGACACCAGCGCCCCCTACGGCAACTCGGTGATGCGCCTGAGTTTCCCACCGACATCGAACGGTCAGCCTCTTGGCGGCAACGCGCCCGTCTGGATGCACAACACCGGAGATGGGGCAGCGGGTGGAAGGCTCTATATCCGGGTCCGAATGAAGGTTGACGCTCGGTGGACAAACCAAGACCGACCGGGATGCAAGCTGTTGTTCATCCGGTGTGATACCGGGAAAAATCACTATATCGGCCTCAGTACGCTAGAAACCGAGGTACCAGAGTCTCTGTGTATCTCGGCGGGATGGCAGGGCGGGGAGCAAGGGTCGCAACTTACCCTGTACCATCGTCCCTCGCTTGGGGCCGTCAACCTTGTGGATGAGGTGTTCCACGACCTGGAGTGGCTGATCGAACAAGAAAATCCGGCCGGAACCGGAGCGAATGGCCGGTGCGATTGCTGGGTGGATAATGTTAAACAGACATTCTCCTACGGATGGGAAACGAACATCACCATGTTGTCCACGGGTGATGCACGGGGATGGGCGGGAATCGAGATTCAGCCGACCTACGGGGGGGGCGGGGTGCTAGACCCCCCGGACCTGACCCCGAGGATTTGGTGGAATATCGCTAGCATTTACGCGAGTACGGGGGCATAGTGAAATCTTCCGTTCCCGCCGCTTTTGGAATGGGCCTCTTCCAGCGTCACCAGCGTGGGCTACTCTGGCTGCTGAACACTTCACTGATCGGGCGGTGGTTCCGCTGGGTACTGCGGATTCACGGCTCTCGGTCAGCAGTCGGACGCCAACGGATCACCGGCATCCTGCCCCATGCGATTCAGTGGGCCGATGGCGAGCGATACGTTGCCGAGTTTCGGACCCACCAGAAGTTCGCCAAGCGGCTCTACCACGCCTTCGCCCCGCTCTGGTGGGCGATGCACGCCTGGGATTGGGCAGTCGCGGATCGTTGGACTCCGAGGTTGTCCTTCGGGTTCGATACGCTCACCGTCTACCCAGACCCTGATGCGGAAACGACCAGCGTTGATGGGCGTGTGTGGCAAATCTCTAGCCCACCAGGGGGAGGCACATGGGCCTCGGTACGCGATGGTGCGGGGACCGACGCAGACGATGCCGCCACTCAAGGCAGCGTGATGATTCATGCGGGGACTACGAGTAATTTGTGGCAGCAGATTGACCGTCGCATTGACCTGTTCGATACGTCGGCGCTGACCGCCGGGGCTACCATCTCGGCTGGCGTACTCTCTCTGAGCGGCAACTGGAATAGCGAGCACACGCTGGGGGCCAGCCCAGTACCGGATATTGACATCTATACGTCGGCACCCGCCTCAAACACGGCCATTGTAGGCGCGGACTTCGATTCACTGGGCACCACCTCGCAAACTGGCGCACCCATCGCGTTTGGGAGTTGGGCGAACAGTGAGTTCGGCACCTACAACGCCTTTACGTTCGATGCGACCGGACGCGGGAACATCAGTAAGACCAGCATCTCGAAGTTTGGTGCCAGGAACGGCAACTACGATGTGGCCAATACGGCGCCCACTTGGAGCAGCAACAACCGTATCCGCTTCGACATTTTTAGCGCCGACAATACCGGCACCGCGGCAGACCCGAAGCTGGTGGTGACCTACACGCTGCCGGGTGGCTCTCCCTTTGTCACCGTCCAATTTCGAGGAGCGTAACACATGCCCTGGACGATTCCAGATAAAGGCGAGGGCGACAACAACATCCAGAGCATCCTCTTTCAAGAGGACTTGGAAGTTCTGGCCGATGGAATAAGCCGCACCAACTGCGTGCTGTCCGGGTTGGTGGTTACTGGTGGCGCCGACATGACCCCCGCTGTCGCCAAGGGTTCCGTGCTGTCCAATAAGGTGATGTTTGCGGTGGCGGCGGCAGACGTGACGATCACCACGGCCGACGCAACGAACCCGCGTATTGACCTCATTGTGGTGACGAGCGCCGGGGCGCTGGCGGTGCGGGCGGGGACGGCCGCCGCCGCGCCGAAGCCGCCCGCTCGTACCGCGAACGATGTGGTGATCGCCAGCGTGTACGTCCCCGCGAACGACACGGCGATTGGCACCAGCCAGATATATGATCGCCGAGTTATGGCCGAGAACGGCCCCATCTGTATCTATCGCACCGTGGCCGTAGAGACGACCAACACCACGGCCGCACTCATCGAGGCGCTGAACAAGGCCAACAGCGGGGTCACTATTCCAGACGGCCTGTTCCTCTCGGGGCGGGTGATCCGCGTGCGGGTGGGTGGGAACATGCTGGTCAACTCCGGCACGCCCACGGTACGCCTCGAAGTTCGCTACGGCGGCACGACGATGTACTCGTTTATCTCGGCGGCGTCGGTGGCGGACGCCGACCGGCGGGCGTGGACCCTCGCGTTCGATCTCGTCGCGCAGGCGAATAACGACCAAGCGATGTACGGCTATTTCATATTGAACGACCTGGTTGCGGCGGCGCCCACGCCGACCGCAGGTATCGGGAGTTGGCAGACCAACTCCGCGACGGCGGAAAGCCCGCCCGCTATTGCGGGTGCGGCCGCTGTGGACTCTAATGCGGCGAACCGGCTCCTGTCGGTGGGCATCACGTTCAGTGTCAGCAACGCGGCGAACGAGCTAGTGGTCGAGGGTGCGACCGTAGAGATACTGTAGCCCATGCCCGGCCTGGTCGTTGGCTCCTCACTGAGCTTCGTAGGTGAAGCCTGGGTCGGCACCCTCGACACCGACACCTCAGATACCAAGTCTCTCGGCACGGCTGCCGCTCGCCACAGCCAGCGGCTCGCTGTTTCGGGCATTGTTCTCGCCTATCGCTCTGCGCCGGTTCGTCATAGGGGCCGACTTCTTGGCGCCCTCCTTACCTTCTCCCTCGCCCTTGCGGGAAGCGTCCGAGCCACACCGGCCCGACTTTCCGCACAACTAGGGGAAGGCCAGTCGCCCACGGCGGTTGCGGGCGTTCTCCGTGAAGGGCCGAGTCGGGCGATTGGACAGCTTACCACCAAGGTTTCTCTCGGTGGGGTTGCTCGCGCTAACATCGAACGGCTCAGTGGTCAGCTTGTAAGCCGCGTAGCGCTCGCCGGAACACATCGCGCTAACATAGAGCGACTGAACGGGCAACTCACTAGCCGTTTCGCACTTGTGGGAACGCAGCGGGCTACCTCCGGTCGGTTGACGGGCACGCTGCAATCGCAGGTAGCGCTCGCTGGCACCAGCCGAGCGACCGCGCAACGCCTGACCGGGCAGCTTGGGTTTGCGGGCACAACGCAGCCAGTTGCGGGCGTGGTGCGGAGTGCCACCCGAAACGTTGGGGCGTTGCAGACCAAGGTTGCACTGAACGGCGTGGTTCGCGGCGGTGCGCGGAATATAGGGGCGCTTCAGTCTACCGTTGCACTTGCCGGAGTGGTGCGGGGC